TTATGTCTGCCCCAAATCTGCCCCAAATTTTTCAAATATCTTTCTGACCTTGTCATTGCTTTTTTCTTTTAATGATTCAAGCTGGTGGGCATAGACTTTGAGTGTGATGTTTAAATTTTCATGTCCTAATAATTGAGAAATGGAAATCAATTCAACACCTTGGGTAATCAGGTATGATGCGTAGGTATGTCTTAGTGAATGTATGTGGACATTTCGCCCAACAATTTTCTTAATTGTCTTATTGGCTGCTGCATTCGAAACGGAAGCAAAAATTCTATTTTGATCGTTCTCAATCCAATACTTTTCTCTGTACTCAATCAGCAAATTGACAGTCTGGTCATCAATAGGGACTTTTCTCATCGAGCTACTATTTTTTGTTGGTGCAAAATCAAATGTTGTATTGTAGTTATAAGTTTTATTGATGTCAATCAATCCATTTTCAAAATCTATATCATCCCAAGTCAATCCAACTGCTTCAGCAAAACGCATACCTGTGACAGCGATTAAGTATATGATTGCATACGAATGATATTTCATCTTTTCTCTTGTTTGTCGGATTAGGTCGGTATACTCTTCCATTTCTAAAAACTTGGTTTCTTTAGCGAATGATTCTACCGACGAACGTATGATAGCAAAATCGCAGAAGTTCCGCTCAATGATGCCCTCGTGCACAGCCATCTTGACTGCTGCCTTTACTTGATAGTGGAACTTTTCAACTGTTTCTTGGGTGTGTGTGCTGGCGAATTGATTTAGTACCTGCTGATACATACTATTTGTAATTTCGGTTAACTTTGTATCTTTAAAGTACAACTTGACTTTGCTTTCGGTGTGTAGGTATTTTTTCCAAGTTACAGGCGTGACATTTGGCTTCTTATGGATCTCAGCCCAGTTGTGATAATAGTCCAAAAATGTTTGTTTGTCATCAACAAGGACATTATTGTTAAGTAATCTCTCTGTTTTGCTTGCAGCAGATTGAGCTAATTTCTTAGTAGCAAATCCACCTTTTGATTTTTGCTTAAATGATCCATCGGGAGCCTTATATGAGATACGGTATTCCCAACCGTTATCCCTTTTTCTAAAGTATGCCATTGATTTACCCTTTCTTTTTTGATAAAATGGGTATAGTAAAGAGACCTACTACACAGCAGGTTTCTGAATATCCACAGCCTTACGCTCGGACCGTCCAAAGTTGAGCGTAGGGCTTTTTATTTTTTGAAAATTAATTTATATGCAGTTGCTGGAGCAAAAAACAATACTCCAATGACTAACCCAACAAAAAATTCTAATATTTTTTGCTTAAGCAGGAAACTAAATGCTACTAAGACAAATAATATCCCAATTAATACTGACAAAAACGACAGAATTAGAAAAAGATTTTGCCAGAAACTGTTGGTAGTTTGAGCTGGTGAAGAAATACTTTCCACTGCAGATGCAGACTTTTTCGGAATTGATACCTTGCTTATTACTAAATCCAGTCTAAACGATATTTCTTTTTCATCCGAAATTACTTTGGTCAAAGTGTCATCTAAGGTTTTAAACTTTCCACCTCTACCATGCAAGGTTGCCTCAATATTGTAACCAGATTTGCCAACGTACCGATTTACTTTTTTAGCAATATCTGCAGGAAGATAACCGGCAAACAGCCCTCCAGCTAAGACTTTCACAGCATTCGGATCATGTGGATTTTTTGGCTCTCGTACCAAAATAACATCATTTGTCTCAAGATACCTATATTCATACACATTTGAGTATGTTTTTAGAATATATTCTTTGATACCTTCATCTGACATTGTCAGATAGTTATTTTTCTTAGAGAGCTTCTTCATGATCTTAAGGGCTTCTTTTTGATGATAATTGGTACCCATAAGTCTAAAAGAGTCGTTATAAATCTCAGTCATGTAATCTCCTTAACTAACTAATTTATTAAATTCATCCATGATTATCTGCTCTCCCCAACTGGTAGCAATCTTGTTGGTCTCAGCGAAATAGAGCCAGTTAAAATCATTCGGGTCATACTTGCTGAGGTATTCCTTGAGCAGTTCCCTAACCATAAACCTATCCGCTTGATTTTCGTAGAGCAGAAGACAGCGTGAGTAGTTGACTGGGTTATGGTTGATATGCCCAAGTTCATGCAGTATCACACGTTCTCTTTCTGCTTTTGATAAGGCAGCAGATACATATATTGTTCGAAGGTCAGGGAAGTAGAATCCGTTACGTTCCCACATATCGCCCTGAAAGACGTAGAGGGTAACTTTGTATTCTTCAAGTAGTTCATCTATCTTCACTGGCAGTCACCCCGATTGACAACTTAATGATTTGCTCGATTTTATAAACATCATCATCAGACAGCGGTTTGCCGTCAAATAGGACCACGCTGTTGCGTAGATCGGACAAGTCAACTTCTTTTCCATCTGGTGTTGTGTAGAGTTTGGGATTATCTGTTAGACCCAGTAGATAATCGAGAGAAACATTAAAATACTGTGCAATTTCCCTAGGTTTGCCCATCTTAGAATTTTCATTCAAGCTATACAGAGAATTACGACTGTAACCAAGTGTGTCTTCTAACTCATTGAGAGACATTCCTTTTCTGTTACTAAGTTCACGTATTCTATCAATTAAAACAGACATATCGTATCCTTTCCAAGGCATACGAAAAAATTTTAAAACTAGATATAAAACTCTTGACTTTTATTAAAACTAGGTTTAAAATAATAATCGTAAGCTAAAGAGTTAGCGAACAAGACAACTAAAAAAGAAAACCTTGAAAACCGATTGGCGTCCGTTTTGTTTAGGTATAACTTGCTATTTAGTAGGTCTTTTCTCTATGCTCTTATTCTAAAACTAGATTTAAAAAAAGTCAAGAAATTAGCTAACTTTTTAGCATATATTTTAAAAAAGGAGGAAATTCTATGGGATTCGGATCAATGACTGTAACCGTCAAAATTGCAAATATTGATCGTTTTATTGAACTGAGCAATGAGTTTAATAAAAAAGCCCGTGAGCTTGAACAACTGACTCACGAGCTAAAAACATTCGACTTTGAAGGCGAAGTTGTATCAACTGATAGCAACTAGCTCAAAGTTGTCATTATCTGAAAAAAGATAGATTGGATAGTTTTCTTTGGTTTCAAAGTTGTAGAAATCGTATCCGTAATTATCTTTTTTCAAGACAGAATACTTGGAAGATAGCACTTCAAGATTGATTTGGGTCAGCAATTTGACGATCTGGATTCGAGCTTGGTCGGCATCAGATATTCTCTGTAAAGCCCGTAAATGCTCATCGCTAGGGAAGATGTCAACCAATTCCTGCCTATTGTTAATATAGCTGTTTTCTCCGCGCAAGCGACCGTACTGCAAATGGTAATCTGTGAATGTCAGATTGCTATATTCCTGATAGGTCTCAAACGTAATTCGTTGACCTCGGTACAGATAGACAAGAGTATCATCTTGAAGTGTGTCTTTACAAGAAGTAATGCCAATCAAAAATTTATGGCATGCTTCCAATATGCGAACTTGATTTATATCCATGACTTGACCTCCTTTCTATAAAGATTTCAAGTCTATTATACCAAATTTAAGAAAGGAAAAATATGAGCAAAGAGTTAAAAGAAATCAAAGCTCTGATTAAAACTCGATTGATTGAACTTGACATGAAGCAATCTGAATTAGCTCAAAGTGTTAACGTGTCTAGTTCGGTCATTTCTGAGTTGTTACGCTACGGAAAAGGTAGTGATAATGTAAAGCAAAATGTTGCTACTGTCTTGGGAATTGAAAATCCTTGGGAGAAGTTTTGAGGAGGAACAAATGAAAATAGCTGAAAAAGTGGTCCGTATCGAATCGGACGCGTATGAGTATGTTGTAGATTTTGCTAATGAGCATGATTTGAAAATTGGCGAGGCAGTGAGCATCTTAATTCGCTACTGTGCTTCTAAAGATTTGATAGTCAAGCAGGCTCATGTAGAGGTTGTGGAAGTTCAGAATGTGGTGGAAGAAGATTAGGAGGAGGTGAGGGGATGAGACCAAAACGGTATCCATATAGCGGAAAATTAAAAGCCTCAACTATGGATATAGTCAAGGCTTGGGAAAAAGCTTATTCAGCATATCGTGTCAAAGGTCAAAAAAGGCAAGAAAAGGCTGAACAAGAATTAGAAAAAGCTACTCAGAGGCTTTATCAGCTATATCATTGAGTGTCTTTGCTGCTTTTTCAGTTGCAAGTTGATCAACTTGCATATCTTTAGCAGCTAACAACTTTTCAATGACATCAATGACTGTGGCAGTTGCTACATCAGCCGAATTTTTCTCGATTAGTTCGGCAATTAGTGTATAACTGGCCTGCTTTAGACTGTCAAAATCATTCATATTGTTATCTCCTTTCCTTGTTGATAGCTAAATTATAGCATGGATAGGGGAGGGGAACAAGATTGGAAAGGAAGAGAGAAATGGAAAGTAAATTGATTGCCAACTGGCAAAAGAAAAACTACCAGCTCAGTCAACTGATAGTTGATAGCCTCGAGGGGCTAGATGTGTGGGAGACTGTGTTGGCACTGGGAAAAATCAGAAAGGAAATGGCATGACAGTATCTAGGGAAATGAATGACTTGGAAATCAAAGTTCTCAATGCTATCAAAAATAATGCTAGTTACGACTTGCCAATCCAAGCGAGTGAACTACGGCTAATATTCAGTATTTCAAAGCGTAGCTTGGAAGAAGTGATTGAAAGCTTGCGGGTTAATTTTAATCATCCGATAGTAGCAAAGAAGACTAAGCCAAATGGATATTACCTGCCTAAGTCAGAGCAGGAGAGATTGGATGGGTTGGCACCATACAGGCGACAGATTGAAACAGAGAAGAAAAACCTAGCAGCAATCTTGTCGGTTAACTTAGAAAACTACTGGAATACAACACAAAAAGCCTGACGGCAATCAGGCTCAAATATAAACATACAAGAGGATTATACCATGGACAGTAGATTATTACAAATGGTTGATGAATTCGAATCTGCCTTAATGGATAGAGCGTTGAAGGTCATGCACGTTGTTACGGACGAAAAAAGACGGTTTCCTATGGAACTCAACAAGTCACAATGTGCTGAAATGTTGCTTGGAACAAAGGATACAGGGAGTTTTGATGCACGATTTAATTGTCACAAAGATTTTCCACGTATTCCGAATGCTCGCGAGAAGTACCCTCGTGATGCAGTAATTGAATGGTACCACAATAATTGGCAAAGGACAGCGATATGACAGAAGAATTGATGTTAACAGCAGAACAAGGTTTGGCATTTATTGCTATTTTTACCCTAATCTTAATCTGGCTGATCCGTAAGCCTGTTGAGATTGAAATTGAGGTCAAAGAACCAATTGTGGAAGAAAAACAACCAGAACGGAATTTGAGATACTTGCAAATTCGGACTTACTACGGAGGATGACATGAAATTTTGGAACATGATTAAGAAGTTTTTGAGCGTGGATGAAGATGACTACATTCCTAAAAGCCAACATGAGTTGGAACGTGAGCTTGCTACTGCACGGCATACTGCCAAGGAATACAAGTAACTGGCTTTGCTGAAAAATCAAGAATGCGTTGGTCAAGCTAGGCTGATTGATGAGCTACGCAGACGGATTGACTTTTTGGAGAATGTCAACAAGTGCCAGGCTGAACTATTGGCAGAACGTGAGGTCTAGCTATGGTTTGGATTGTGGCAAAGAAAAATAAACGTGGTCGCAGGAAGTACCACTATAAAAAGTCTTTTGATACTTGGCAGAAGGCTAGAATTTATCAGCAGGACTTGTTTAATAAAGGTGTAAATGCTGAGATGTGGGAGGAAAATGGAGGTATAGAGATTGGCAAATGCAAATAAGCGATACTATTGGATTCAACTCGCACAGGATTTCTTTAAATCCAAGGAAATGAAGTTGCTTCGAAAAATAGCAGGAGGAGACACTCACACGATTATCTATCTTAAGATGATGCTGTTGAGCCTGGAAGACAACGGGATTTTATTCTTTGACGGGGTCGCTGATAATTTGGCTGAAGAAATTGCGCTGGTAATTGACGAAGATGTGGAAAATGTAAAAATTACCCTTGTTTTTTTACAGTCAAAAAAACTGTTATCAAAAATATCGGATAGGGAGTATTTTTTGGAGCAAGTCCCAGAGATGGTAGGTAGCGAAACTGCAAGTGCCCGTAGGGTTCGCAAGCATCGTGAGAACCAAAAAGTGTTACAAAGTAACAGCAATGAAACAAATGGTAACGGAGAGAAAGAGAAAGAACAAGAGAAAGATATAGATATAAACTTATCTAGTAGTAGTTGTATAAATAATAGCGATTATTCAATCAAGCAATTATTCAAAGATTTCGAAGCTGGCTTTGGAAGATTATTAAGTCCATTTGAAATTGAGGACATCCAGAAATTTGCTACTGAAGAAGGGCTTAGCCCTGAATTAATAAGGGAAGCCCTTAAAGAAGGGGTATTTCGCAATAAACCTGTATGGAATTATATCAAAGCGATTTTAAGAAATTGGAAGAATGATAAGTTACTGACAGTAGAACTCGTTCGAGCTAGGCAACAAGAACAGGAACTGCCTAAGAATATTGATGTTTCGCCTGAATTTTTGGAGGCTATGAACTTATGGAAGGATTAGACAAGGTAAAACGGGTCATTCTTAAAAACCTTGCTAAACAAGATAAGCCATATATCCGAGAGATAAGACATCTAACTACTGGATTTGATATTTTCTATGGGAATGAGCAACAGGCATTCCGATATGCAACTTGGGCAGTTGGAGTTGATATGGCAAGGTCATTGTACTTGCGTGGTAATTTTAAAATTATAGAGGTGGAGGACTAATGGACGGATTTTTGAAGTTAGACAAGATGATGGATTGGCAAGTAGCGAATTATCCGCTTCGTATGTCTGAAAAGGCTCGGTTGATGGCTTTGCCTGGTGATGATTTTGTAGCCGAGCTGGATCGTATGGCAGAGGAGTATCATCGGACCAGATATGGAGGTAGTTGATGGTAGTGCCAGAAAAAGAGTATGCTCTCTATAAAGGCGAGAATCTACTGGCAATCGGTACAGCGAAGGAGTTGGCAGATAAATTTGGCGTGAAGGTATCAACGATACACTTTTACAAGTCGCCAGCCTATATAAAGAGAACGAGCGATGCGAGAGGGAGGAGATTAGTTGAAATTTGAACTTTTTAATGACCATTTTGAAAACGCGAAGCGGTATAACATTCCTAGGGCTCAATTGATTATTGCAGATATTCCGTACAATCTCGGCAATAATGCTTATGCCAGTGACCCTAGATGGTATAAGGACGGCGATAATGCCAATGGGGAAAGTAAGTTGGCAGGAAAGCCATTCTTTGATACGGATAATGATTTTAAGATTAATAATTTCTTTGATTTTTGCAGTCGGTTGTTGAAGAAAGAGCCGAAAGAAAAAGGTAAGGCGCCAGCAATGATTGTATTCCATGCATGGCAACAGCGAGATATGGTTATCGAGTGTGGCAAGAAGCATGGCTTTAACAATGCCTATCCGCTATATTTTACCAAGAAATCTAGCCCGCAAGTCTTGAAAGCGAACATGAAGATTGTGGGTGCAGTGGAAGAGGCTACGGTATTGTATCGTGATAAGCTACCGAAATTTAACAACAACGGTGCTATGATACTCAATCATGCGCCGTGGGAGAAGGATAGCTCTTATCCAGTTATCCACCCAACGCAGAAGCCGATTCCTGTGCTGAAACGGTTGATTGAAATCTTTACGGATGAGGGCGATGTGGTAATTGACCCTGTGGCAGGTAGTGGAAGCACACTTCGGGCAGCAATCGAAATGAACCGCTCGGCCTATGGTTTTGAAATCAAGAAGGATTTTTACAAGAAGGCGAAGGAGCAGATGTTGTCTAGCTACCAGCCCAGCTTATTTTGAGAGGGTGGAGCAGATGACGATATATGATTTTTTGGAGGGAACAGATGAATAAACAGGAACTTGAAAAACAAGCAGAAGCGTTATATACAGATGTCAGAAGTTTTTTGGATAACACTTTTGAACTGATTGACCAAATCGACGAACCGCAGAGGGTTGTGGTGTCTCAAGTTGCAGTTGAGTATTATAACACATTCAAAGATTACGGCTATTCGTTGGTTGAATTGCTGGGTGACTTTTGTTATCAGTCGACTAGAGAAAAATTTCCACGTTTGAACGAATTGGAAACATGGCTGTATGGTAATGATGAGGCTACCAACCGACAACGCGAACTGGCACTCGCAACGCTTATCTTAAATGGTCCAGATGCTGTGGAAATCGAGCAGGAGAAGTTGTACACGGTTGAGATACCTGACCCAAATTCTTATTGCGACTACAGATATTTGAGTAGAAATGATAATGGTATATGTCTTGACGCAAGCAACGACACCAAATGGAAACAGAAGAAAAGAAACCAATTCACCGAATCCGAAATCAAAGAGGATTTTGAGTGGGCGTGGCAGTTTGCGAAAGAGGTGGAGTGATGGAGAAATACATTGTGAATGAAGATAACGAACGTCCGGTGTGCGTAAATTGCCAGAGCGAAATCCTTGACGAAGAATATCTGATGATCAGAGATAATTTCTTGCTCGTTAATTATTTTGATGATCCGGATGGCTTGGACAACATATTCTGCTCGGAACACTGTGTTTGCGAGGCTCTATTCGTGTCTGGAGTGGAAATTGTGGAGGGATGATGAAACAATTATTAAGGTCTGTTGGATTTATACTGATATTTTATTCGGTTGCCCCTAACATCATCCACGAGATGACGCTTGCTCAGAAGATAATGTTTGGATTAGCCGCTAATTGGCTTTTTTACGAAGGAGGCAGAAAATGATACCGAAGTTTAGGGCTTGGAATACTTTCCACAATAAGTGGGTCAAGCATTTTTACATAACAGAAAATGGACTAATCTATAACATGCAGCAACCTCACAGGGATTTAATCGGTGCGGTACCGATTGAAAAATCTGGTTTGGTTGTCATGCAATCCACAGGGCTGTGTGATAAAAACGGCAAGGAAATATTTGAAGGAGATGTGGTTAAATGTTACATGGTGACAGAAAAAAGTGAGTGCGAATATGTCGGTGTTGTCTGCTTAAAGGATTTTGCTTTTGTTATAGTCGACAAAAAAGACACTTATGACCCATTATGGAATTACAAGAGTGGATTTGTTAGTCAAGAAACCGAACTTGAAGTCATCAGCAATATCTATGAAAATTCGGAATTGGTGGAGGTGGAGTGATGGATTGGCCGATATTAGACTTCTTACTTAATCCCACCACTCTATTAGGGCTAATAGCGATTTTAACCGTTATTTGGACACTTATCATCAGCGTGATAGGTATGTTTTGGGAAGAAATAGGAGGCAGAAAATGATACCGAGATATAGAGCTTGGTTTGGTTCAAAAATGTATGACAAGTCAGTAGTTTATGATGGAGAATTCTATCTTGATTGGCGTGACTTCGAGAATGGCAAAACGCACAATGGTGCAATCCTCATGCAATCCACAGGGCTGTTTGATAAAAACGGCAAGGAAATATTTGAAGGAGATGTGGTTAAATTCAATGATATTTGGAGTGAGTATGGCTACGAGGGTTACGTAGATGGTACTTCCGAGGGAGAAAATTTCACTGAAATCATAAAAACTGAAGATGGTTTCAGTTTTGGTAGAACTAAAATTCCAGAGTCTTCCGTATTCTACTTTCTCAATGACGAACACATGAAGTTTAGCGAAATAGTGAAATCTGATGATTTTAGCATGGTTGTCATCAGTAACATCTATGAGAATCCGGAATTGATGGAGGTAAACAATGACTAACGAAAAACTAGGCGTGCTACTGGTCGATGTGCCAGAGCCGACTCATCATAGATATTATGTCTATCTCTTCGGAGGGATATACGGAATAGAGATAATAGAAGGAGGAGATCCAATACCACAATATATAATAAGATGCACCCAAGAAGAAGCTAAAAAATACCCACAATTTCGGTGGGTAGCGTTGGAGGAGTTGGAATGACCATTAAAGAACTAATCAATGAATTGCAGATGTACGACGAGGACAAAGAGGTTGTTTTAACGATAGCCAACGTTTATCCAATTTTGCATGAATTAGTAGATTTGGAAACTGGGTTGGTTCGTCTTTCGTCGGATTGTCAAATTGGCTTTGAGTTTAATCTTTTATCAGACAATCGTCTGGAAATCGAGGGGGTGTAGTAGATGACCACAGCAGATAAAATCAAATACATCCTGCAAAAGACAGGATGGACGAGGGACCAATTTGCGACCGAGATGGGTGTGACGACTCTATCTGTCTACAAAATGGCTAGACGGACGACCACCGCGCCAGCGCATGTTGGATAAAATAGACGAGCTGTACGAGCAAGTCAAGCCTTATGAGCCTAGGGTGCTAGCTCCGAGAGGAAAAATTCGGCTGGTGTACCCGTATTATAGCCATCAGCGACAGCCGTGGGAGAGGAGATAATAGATGATCAACAATGTTGTTTTGGTCGGTAGATTGACGAGGGACGTAGAGCTACGTTATACACCGTCTAATCAAGCCGTTGCGACTTTTACTTTGGCGGTTAACCGCAATTTTAAAAATCAATCGACAGGAGAGCGGGAAGCTGACTTTATCAATTGCGTATTGTGGCGTCAGCAGGCCGAAAATCTGGCTAATTGGACCAAGAAAGGTCACTTGATTGGTATCACTGGTCGGATACAGACTAGAAGCTATGATAACCAACAAGGGCAACGAGTCTATGTGACAGAGGTTGTTGCTGAGAGTTTCCAGGTGCTTGAAAAGCGTGATAATACGGCAAATTATTCAAGCATCGAAGAGCAGATGCCGAATTTTGCTGGCCAGCCGATGGATATTGACGATGGCTTGCCGTTTTAGGAGAATATGATGAACAAACGGATCAAGAAGCTATTCTGGGAAATATTCCCTGAAAATAAAGAAGAGCGGGAGAGATACTTTTAATGGTGCATACATTACTCAAAGATATTTTACCCTGTTGGGATGCTATTAAATATATATGCAACTATTATGTTGTTTTTAACGGAATTATTGATTTATTCACTTATAATTCTATTGTTTCCATTAACAAGGATTGAGTTGAAAATACGTGTAAACAAAGCTAGAAAACAAAGGAAAAAGAATAATGACTAAACTTATTGGATTCGGGCGTTGCCTCGGAAAAACTACAATGGCTATTCTGGAAAGTCATGCGACAGGATATTATATTGTCTGTGCTAACCGTAGGATGGCTGATGATACTTTTAGGTTTGCAAAACAGCTGGGCTATACTATTCCTTTTCCGCTATCTGTCTCAGATACACGATTTAGATGTCGTAAATATTCGGATGAACCAGTAATTATTGACAACGTTGAAATGGTTTTGCAATCCTTGTTAGGGAGTCCAGTCGAAACAATCACTTTCAATAGTCCACATGTGATCACTGAAAAGGATCGATACGATGAAGAAATCGCTGAGCTTAAAAAGGAGTTGGCAGCTTGCTATCGTGAAAAGGAAGAGGACCAGGCTATCATCGAGACCCTAAAAGACAAATGCGTGGACCTCATGCTTGAAAATGCCGATTATGTCTGGGACGAAATAGCCAGAGAAACAGCCAAGAAAAGAGCTAATAAGAGAAAATGGAGGGCGAAATGAGAGTTATTTTATTTGGCGAATATCAACCAGTCTTAACATTCTTCTTTCACTTGATTGTGATTGACTGGATATGGAAATTTTTAGAAGTAAATTATTTAGGTGAAGACAACGGAAACATTCCAGACTCAATCATTTTGATTTTGGTATGTGGGTATATTACCTGGCTTCTACGATAGGAGGAACTATGATTTTACTTGAAATTATTAAATTTTTAGCAGCAATGATTGTGATTGCATTCCTGTTGGTTGTGTTAATCGCTATCATCATGGGAGCTTGGGAGACCTACAAGAAACAATCAGATAAGAGGTGATGCAATGCCATTATTTCCAGAGGTAGATGTCAGCAAGACGAAAGAGAATGCAAAGAAAATACTACGTGGGTATCCTCGATGGAGAAGAATAGCTAATGACTTCGATGGACAAAAAGTAACCCAGGAATATACATTTATGCCACGAAACATGTCTAGTGCTCCATCTAGGCCGGTAGAAAAGTTGGCGATACGAAAAGCAGATGCATTGCTAGAGCTTGAAGCTATCGAACAAGCCGTAAGTAATCTGTTGGATCCTTACAGTAGGGTGATATTATTCGAAAAGTATCTAGCCAGAATGCCTAACAAAGACTATACAATTTACTCTGATTTAGGCATATCAGAAAGCTCATACTATGATTTGCTTGACAAAGCCCTGCTAGAATTTGCTGAGATTTATCGAAACGGGGAGCAGGTGGAAATTTTGGAGTAAGTTTGGAGTAAAAGGCAAGTAAAACCAAAGTAAATATACATTTTTCGATGCTAAAATAGTAGTATGGAACAACAGGAACTAGACAGGCATTGACCTGTCTTTTTATGTTATGAGGTAAAAAACATGAGGAAAGTCGAACCGATTCGTGATGTAGATGATATAGAGCGGATGAAAGACTTCCTTTTCGCTCAAAGTCACAGAAACTACATTCTAATAATGTGTGGTCTATATTCTGGTTTAAGAATCAGCGACATCGTCAAGTTACAAGTAAGAGATGTTCTGAGAGACCACATTGAAATTGTCGAACAGAAAACAGGTAAAAGCAAAACGTTTGCAATTAATAATGAGCTTAGAAAAGCTCTTGATAAATACATAAAAGATAATGATTTGAAATCGTATGATTATCTATTCCCTAGCAGAAAGAGAGTTAATTCAGATGGATTAAGAATCACGCATATTGGCCGAGTTGCTGCTTATCAAATATTCAAAACGGCAGCTAATCACATAGGTCTATACAATATTGGTACTCACACAATGCGTAAGACCTTTGGCTATCACTTTTACAAAAAAACACAAAACATTGTACTCTTAATGGAAATCTTTAATCACGCATCTCCGGACATAACGCTTAGATATATTGGATATAAGCAGGACGAATTAGACAAAGCTATGCTCGATTTTAGCTATTAAAAAGCTATGTATTTTACATATTGAGAAATTGTAAATTGATTTCCGAGAAAAATGGTTGAAACCGTTGGTATGATTGGGATTATTTCAAGTTGTCCCAATTTAACAGAATATAAGATATGTTAAATTCAAACACAAATTGAAGAGGTTGAAATGGTAGATATAAGACCGGACAGAAGTGGTCCGCATCGGGTAGCTTTTGAGAAAAACAAGAAGATAATTCTTAAGACAAGAAACACATGTGGAATCTGTGGAAACCTCGTTGATAAGTCATTAAGTTATCCGCATCCATTAAGCCCTGTGATTGACCATATCATCCCTGTCAATCGCAACGGACATCCGTCAGACATTAACAATCTTCAACTTGCTCATTGGCAATGCAATCGGCAGAAATCCGATAAACTATTTGCTGACGATAAGGTAAATGGAACGAAAGTTGTTGGCAATCGAAATTTACCACAAAGTATGAATTGGACGAAGTACCGAGGTTGAGAACATAGGGGGGTACCACCCTCCCCACCGCCTCGGCAGAGCTTCACGCCGTCACTGTACATTTTTTCTCACGCCAAAATTGAAAGGAGGCCAAATTGGAATACAAAGGTATCGGATACCTCAGACGAAAGCTAAACGAGGTCAAACCTCGTGTGGAGATGAGGTATAAGCAATATGCTATGCAGCATAGAGATAGTTCGTTTGGAATTACAATCCCACCAAACATTCGTCAGCAGTATCGGTCTGTCTTGGGATGGTGCGCGAAAGGTGTTGATAGCCTAGCAGATAGATTGGTCTTCCGTGAATTTGACAATGACCAGTTCCAAGTCAATGATATTTTTCAGCAAAACAATCCAGATGTCTTTTTCGACTCGGTGGTCTTGTCGTCCTTGATTGGATCGTGTAGCTTTGTCTATTTGACCAAGGTAGAGGATAAGGTGCGACTGCAAGTCATTGAGTCCAGCAATGCGACAGGTATCTTAGACCCAATTACAGGGCTGTTGACGGAAGGTTATGCGGTCTTGCAACGAGATGATAATGGTAGTCCGAAGTTAGAGGCTTATTTTACAGCCGAATGGACTATCTATGTATCGGGAGGAACGTTCACTCAGATTGCCAACCCAACAGGTCGTCCGTTACTGGTGCCAGTCATTCATAGGCCAGATGCGGTTCGTCCGTTTGGTCGTAGTCGGATTACTCGTGCAGGTATGTACTATCAGTCGTACGCTAAAAGGACCTTGGAACGTGCCGATGTGACGGCGGAGTTCTATTCGTTCCCACAAAAATATGTTTTGGGCACAAGTCAAGATGCGGAACCTATGGACAAGTGGAAAGCGACTGTGACAAGTCTCTTGGAATTTACTAAGGATGACGATGGTGACGTACCGAGCATTGGGCAATTTACAACAGCTAGTATGAGTCCGTTTACTGAGCAGTTACGGACTGCAGCAGCTGGTTTCGCTGGCGAAATGGGATTGACATTAGATGACCTTGGTTTTGTATCAGACAACCCGTCGTCAGTAGAGGCAATCAAAGCTAGTCATGAAAATTTGCGATTAGCAGGTCGGAAAGCTCAGCGCAGTTTGGGTAGTGGCTTGCTGAACGTTGCTTATGTCGCTGCTTGCTTACGTGATGAGTATCCGTTTTTGAGAGAACAGTTCGTCAAGACTATTCCTAAGTGGGAGCCGTTGTTTGAGGCTGATGCTACGACATTAACAATGTTGGGCGACGGAGCTATCAAAATCAATCAGGCTTTGCCAGGTTATATCACAGCAGAAACGATCCGTGATTTGACAGGTATTGTTGGAGATAGTGAGGCTAAACCTGTGATTCCAGAGGTGACAGCGAATGGAACGTGATATGTTACCAGACTTGCTAAAGGAAGTGCAGGACAAGTTCGAAACATCCTACGGTAAGAGTGAAGTGGTCAGAAATGCTTTTGCTGAACTAAAAAAGAAAAAAGCGACCTATGCCACAGCAAATGATTTTGCTCTGGAGGTTGGGGACATTCTGGCAGAGGCTCTCAGTTCGTCTGTGACGGGCGATAAGTTGCCAGACGGTAAAATGTACTACAACATAGCGAATAGGCTCTTGGCGGACACGCTAGGGCGGAATTTCGAGCTTGTGAGTGGTTATGCTGGTCAAGTTCAGGAGGATTTGAATAGCTCTGCCAAGATTGGTCTACAGGTGCAGGTGCCTGAGGTCAATCAGGACAGGATTGATGGTCTTGTCAATCGCTTGTCCTCCGAAGATGAATTTTCTAAGGTCGCTTGGATGTTGCAGGAGCCGATTGTGAACTTTACGCAGTCGATTGTGGACGATAGCATCAAAGCGAATGCAGATTTTCATGCTAAGGCAGGGTTGACACCGAAAGTTGTCAGAAAAGAAAGCGGTAATTGTTGTAGATGGTGTAGGGCTGTTGTTGGGGTTTATAACTATCCAGATGTTCCAAAGGATGTTTGGCGGAGGCACAATCGGTGCAGGTGTACTGTTGATTATCACCCAGGAAACGGCAAAAAACAGAATGCACACTCAAAACGTTGGTCTGATCCTTTAAAAAATGCTAAAATAGAGGAAAGGAAGCGCATCGGACTACTTGTTCAAGCTGGCGCAAAGAATTATGTTCGTGACGATTCAAATGACATGCTTTTGCCAAAGGATTTTATCAAGGCGGAAAAACATGCTTATTTAACCTACGACAGGATAAAAAACAGCAATCAAGATTTGGAAAAGCGTAAAATCTATTCGAACATTGGGAAGTTCAAAGAAATGAATGGCTTTTCAAAAGATGATGTTGATAAAGCGTTCGATCATGTGTTTAATAATGTTCATGAGTTGAATTTTGGGAAGGGGTTATTCCCCCCAGACATTGACATGGCTCAATCATGGGAGAGATTGATTTCTGGAAAAAACATCCAACCGCATGATTTAATTTTGCTGAAGCATGAACGCTTAGAACATGATTATATGTATGTGACTGGCAAGTTGGATTATGATACAGCTCACAAAAAAGTAGATGAATTATTTAATTACTCCGAAGCTGTCAATGAATTTAAAAAGAAAGGGTAAAGGTATGTATTTAAGATTTGTTTTGATAGATATTGGTGACGATGGTTTTTATCACTATGAGATTTACCCTGAAAACAAGGAGGAGCATAAGCAAACGCTTGTTTTTAACCCTGAAACGAAAGATATTCGTGTAAATACATTTGACGATGCCAACATGAAGTATTTAGGGAAGTTTTTACAAAATTTTAAAGACCAAGACGGGAACTATCGTAAAGAGTTGTCGTTTGGGTGGGGATAAGCATTCGAGCAATCGAGTGCTTTTTTGTTGCAGAAAATAGGAGGGAGTATGTACCAACTAAGTAAAATAAAAAAATGGTTCGTCAAGACTTTCTTATGTGTTCATGATTTTTGGTTCAAAGATTTAGGGCATTATAAGATTGATTTTTATTATTGCAAAAAGTGTGGTAAGGTCACTAAAAGATTATAATTTCTGGAAAGGAGGTCGCTATGAATAAGCGAATCAAGAAGAAACGTGAACTGATTGAACAAGTTCAGGGAACTAAAGAAGCTGTTGATATTGCATTGAACATCATTAAAAATCTACTTGATGAAAACGCCAAACAGGCAAATGAAATTGCCGAGCTACGTTCAACCGTCGAACGCAATGCACAAGCTACGAATTCGAGATTTGATTATCTTGAAAAGAAAGTAGCTGACAAGCTGTCCAAGAAGTCTTGGTTTAGTAGAAAGTGAGAAAAAATGGAAAAACAAGTTATTATCTTTTTGAAAAATGGTAAAACGTTATTGTTTCAGGGTGTTAATGAAATTGATTTGACTGATGAGCGCATTGCTTTTGATTACTTTGGTAAAAGTACAAACCAAGAAAAAGGCGGGGTGTTCTATTTTGACAATATTGCAGGTTGGTCTGTATCGGCTGACCTTCTGGGCTAGGAGGTGGTCCAACATCTTGACAGCAGGAAAGACTGCGCTAATTACATAACCTAACCGTGTCGAGTTGATGCGGTTTTCTTTTTGTCCTGTCGCATGACGGAAAACTAGGCAGACGATTGAAAGGACGGATATATGGCAAGGAAAAAGCTTGGCAATCAAAATCCTACTCAATCGGTAATACTCAAATACGTTAAACGAAATTCTAAAGCCAAAGAAGCGATAGAACTCTATGAGCGAACGGGCCTGTCTTGTTACGCTTGGCAGGTCAATCTGCTCAATCCTATCATGGCTGTTGACAAAAATGGTCTGTGGGTACATCAGAAGTTCGGTTACTCAATTCCGCGTCGGAATGGTAAGTCGGAAATTCTCTATATGCTGGAGATTTGGGGTTTACATAATGGTCTGAATATTTTGCATACAGCCCACCGCATTTCTACATCGCATTCGTCCTTTGAGAAGGTCAAGCGTTATCTGGAAAAGATGGGCTATGTGGACGGTGAGGATTTTAATTCCATTCGAGCTAAGGGGCAGGAAAGAATCGAACTCTATGAGACTGGCGGTGTGGTCCAGTTCCGTACTCGGACTGGTACTGGTGGTCTCGGTGAGGGATTTGACCTGCTTATCATTGACGAAGCTCAGGAATACACTACGGAGCAAGAGTCAGCTCTTAAGTACACTGTGACGGATTCAGACAATCCGATGACAGTCATGTGTGGAACGCCACCGACACCCGTTTCAAGCGGTACGGTCTTTACCAAATACCGAGAGACTTGTCTGTTTGGCAAGGGGAAGTATTCGGGTTGGGCTGAATGGTCTGTGGATCAGGAGAAAGAGATTGACGATGTAGCAGCATGGTACAACTCTAATCCGTCCATGGGGTATCATCTCAACGAACGTAAGATTGAGGCTGAGCTTGGTGAGGACAAGCTAGACCATAATGTGCAACGTTTGGGTTTCTGGCCGACTTACAACCAGAAATCAGCTATATCTGAGACCGAATGGAATGCCCTCAAAATTGATGATATGCCAAAGCTGACTGGAAAGCTATTTGCAGGCATCAAGTTTGGTCAAGATGGAACCAACGTGGCCTTGTCAATTGCCGTTCGGACAGAAGACGGTCAATTCTTTGTGGAAACCATTGACTGTCAATCTGTGCGGAATGGTAGTGCCTGGCTGGTTGCCTTTTTGAAACAGGCAGATGTTGCTCAAATTGTCATAGACGGAGCTAGTGGCCAGAAGATGTTAGAAGAGGAGTTGAAAGACTCTAAAATCCGCAATGTCGTCTTGCCAACCGTCAAGGAAATCATCATCGCTAACTCGATGTGGGAACAGGGTATCTACCAGCACACGATTTGTCACAATGGGCAACCGTCGCTGTCTAAGGTTGTGACTAACTGCGACAAGCGGAACATTGGCTCAAATGGTGGTTTTGGCTATCGCTCACACTTTGACGATATGGATATTAGTTTAATGGACAGTGCTTTGCTGGCACATTGGGCTTGTGCTACAACCAAGCCTAAGAAAAAGCAACAAATTAGGTATTAAGCGGACAGGGATGACCTGTCTTTTTTAATGCAAAAAATATTACCGAACTGCCGGGAAAGCAGGAGAAAGGAGACATTGATATGTCTGAATTTAAAGTAATCGAAACACAGGAAGAGCTAGATAATATTGTCAAGGCTCGCTTGAATCGTCTGAAGGAGCAGTATGCAGACTATGACGAATTGAAGTCCCGTGTATCGACATTGGAAGCGGAGAACGCTGGTCTTAAGAATACGGTCGCACAATCAAATCAGACTGCAGCTGATTACGAAAGTCAAATTGAAGGGTACAAGTCAACCATTGCAGGCTATGAAACTGCAAAAACGAAGACGGCTATTGCTCTTAAATATGGCTTGCCATTTGAATTTGCTGACCGCTTGCAAGGCGAAGACGAGGAGAGCCTTACGGCAGATGCGGAACGCTTTGCAAGCCTCATGAGACCGCAGGACCCGATTCCACCGCTCAAAGATATTGAGCCAGAAGTAAAAGGTGAAGATGCTTCGTACAAAGAACTTGTACGAAATTTAAATCTAGAAGACTAGGAGAAACAAAATGACAAAAACAGTTACAGACCGCGGAAATTTATTTGATGCAAAATTGCTTACCGATTTGATCAACAAAGTGAACGGTAAAAGCTCGTTAGCAAAACTTTCGCCGCAAAAACCTATTCCATTCAATGGTACGAAAGAATTTATTTTCACACTTGACTCAGACATAGATGTGGTCGCTGAAAATGGCAAAAAAACACATGGTGGTTTGACATTAGAGCCAATCAAAATTGTGCCAATTAAAATTGAGTACGGAGCTCGTGTTTCGGATGAGTTCCTGTATGCTTCTGAGGAAGAAAAGGTTGACATTCTCAAAGGCTTTAATGATGGTTTTGCGAAAAAATTGGCTCGTGGTATTGACCTTATGGCATTTCACGGAATCAACCCTCGCACAAAGATCGCCTCTGAAGTAATTGGCAATAACCACTTTGATAGCAAGGTGACTCAGACTGTAACAGCGACTCAAAATGCTGATGCAGATATTGAGACAGCTGTTAACATGATTCAAGGAGCGGAAGGTATTGTCACAGGCATCGCGATCGATACTCAATTCTCGACAGCTTTAGCGAAAGTGACTAACGGAGAAAACGGACCTAAAATGTATCCTGAGCTTGCTTGGGGTGCGAATCCTGATACTATCAATGGATTAAAATCTGACATCAATGTCACAGTTGGTTTTGGTACGACGGATCCTAAAGATTTGGCAATAATCGGAGATTTCGAAAACATGTTCAAATGGGGATACGCTAAAGAAGTTCCGTTTGAGGTTATCAAATACGGCGATCCAGACAACTCTGGAAAAGATTTGAAAGGCTATAACCAAGTGTATCTTCGTGCGGAAGCATATATCGGTTGGGGTATTATGGACGGAAATAGTTTTGCTCGTATTATTAAAACTGGAGGTTAAGCATGATCTACAAGAACACTACAACTGGAGCAGTAATTGTCACAGATGCAAAAATCACAGGTGGCGATTGGGAATTGGTTAAAGAAAACACTCCTCCCAAAACTCCGACAGTCCCAGAATTGAAGTCAATGTTGACCGAATTAGGGATTGAATTTAATCCGAAAGCGAATAAAGAGGAGTTGTTGCAGCTTTACCAAGAAAGCCAGAATCTGAATGAAGAGGAGTAGCTTATGACTCCTTTTGCGACAACATCCGATTTGGAAACTTTGTGGCGGGCGTTGAAAATTTACGAGACTGAGCGAGCCAAAGCATTGCTTGAAGTTGTGTCAAATTCTTTGCGTCACGAAGCTCAGAAAGTCGGAAAAGATTTGGATGAGATGATTGCTGATAGTCCGGTGTTTGCCTCAGTGGTCAAATCCGTTACAGTCGATGTAGTTGCTCGCACTCTCATGACATCAACAGACCAAGAGCCGATGACTCAATTCAATGAGTCAGCTCTTGGTTATTCGGTGTCAGGTTCTTTTTTGGTCCCTGGTGGAGGGCTCTTTATCAAAGATAGCGAGCTGAAGCGATTGGGACTGAAGAAACAACGTTTTGGAGCGAGGGATATTTATGGGACGGATTAAAGGTATACCGATTATCTTAATTGACAAACAGGTCATTGGCAAGGATTCGTTTGGTCATCCAAAGACTGCAGATGTGGAGATTGTGGTTGAGAATGTCTTGATTGCGCCTGCAACGACCGAGGATATCACCAATCAAATCAATCTGATTGGTAAAAAAGTTGTCTATACTCTTGCAATTCCTAAAGGCGATGTTCACAACTGGACCAACAGGGAGGTTCGTTTTTTCGGTCAGCGTTGGCGAACGGTTGGTGAGCCGCTGGAAGGGCTTGACCATCTGATCCCGCTTGAATGGAATAAGAAAGTGCAGGTGGAACGGTATGGCTAGAATGAAATTTAAGTTGAACCGTGCGGGTGTTCGTGAACTGTTGAAATCGCCTGAGATGCAGGCGGTTTTGACTGACAAGGCAAATGCTATCCGAAACCGTGCTGGTAATGGATACGGGTCGAATGTCTATGTTGGAGTAACTCGTGCAAATGCTATGGTCTATACAGACACAATACAAGCTATTCGGGACAATCTAAAAAATAATACTTTGTCGAAGGCGGTGGAGTCATGATCGAAGTCATCACGCTAAACTTTTTAACCGAGCATCTTTCTGTGCCTGTCTATATGGAACATCAGGAGGAAATGCCTGAGCGTTTTGCGATTTTTGAAAAGACGAGCGGTGGCAAGAAGAACCATCTGAATCAAGCGACTTTGGCGATACAATCTTATGGGCAGTCTTTGGAAGAGGCTGCCTTTTTGAATGAAGAGGTCAAAGCGGTGGTTGAGAAGATGATTGAGCTACCGAGTATCAGTAAGGTAGAACTCAACTCGGACTATAATTTTACAGATACGGAAACCAAACGCTATCGCTATCAAGCGGTGGTTGATTTTATTTATTTTTGAAAAGGAGAAAATTGAATGGTAGATGCAAAACTTGTGTCATCGGCAAAGCCTGATATTGCTGGGGCGATTTCCTCAGCTCCAACGGGAACGAGCTTGCCGACCAATGCGACTAGCAAGCTGAATACAGCGTTTAAAAACTTGGGCTACATCTCAGAGGATGGGTTGACCAACGAGGACACTCGTGAATCGGAAGAACTGAAAGCTTGGGGCGGTGATGTGGTTGATACTCCTCAAACAGGAAAATCAGACAAATTTACCTATACGTTGCTTGAAGTCTTAAATGTGGAGGTCTTGAAAGAGGTCTATGGTCCTGAAAATGTGACAGGCGACCTTGCAACTGGCATCACAGTCGAGGTCAACTCTAAGGAATTGCCTACGCATCCATTGGTAGTGGATATGTTGCTGAAAAATGGTGCGAAGAAGCGGATTGTTATCCCGAATGCTAAGGTATTGGAAGTCGGGGAGATTACCTACGCTGATAGTGATTTGGCCGGGTATGAAACGACCATCCAAGCTCTGCCAGATAGCAAGGGCAATACACACTATGAGTACATTAAGGGAGCTAGTGAAGTCACAAGTGCTAGTGGTCCATCATCGTCTTAAGGAGGTTTGAATGTTTGAAGTAAAAACTAGTACAGGTCTTGTGATTAGCATTGACCAAGACCGTTTGGAAAACTATGAGCTTTTTGAGGCAATCGCTGATGAAGAAGCTGGAGACAGCAGTGCCACGATTCGGATTGTCAGATTGTTACTCGGTGACGAAGCGAAGAAACTCAAGGACCATGTCCGTACAGAAAAAGGGCTGGTGCCTGCTTCTGCTCTTACTGCTGAAATCAAGGACATTTTCGAACAAGTCAAAGACTTAAAAAACTCGCAATCCTCGCCAGAATGATTGCGGTAGATGAGGATGCTCTTGTCTGTGATTTGGCTGAAACTTATGGCATATATGATTATCGACAGCTACCTGTTTTGCGGGTAGCTGTTTTTGCTAATGGTTTGGGTGAGACATCACGGATTAAGAAGGTCTTGTCTGGTCAGAAGGAAGACTTGGATACTCTGCTACTTGCGGGTATCTATGATACGGTTCGTTTGCTCTTTTGGGCTAAAACCAAGGACGGACAAGCTGGACGGAATCGTCCAAACTCTGTCGCTCAAGCCTTGGAAGGGTCGAAAGTGGAACGTGAGGAACGTGTCTTTTCTTCTGGTGAGGAATTTGAACGTGCTATGCGTGCGCTAGAAATAGAGATTGGAGGTGAGGAGCATGGCGACTGATTTAGGTTCTGCTTATGTGCAGATAGTCCCGTCCGCAAAAGGCATTAGCGGTTCAATATCAAAATTATTGGGTGGTGAAGTTGATAGCGCTGGTAGGTCAGCTGGGTCAAGCCTTGGAGCCTCGCTCGTCTCTGCTTTAAGTGGAGCACTTGCAGCTGCAGGAATCGGGAAAATAATTGGTTCTGCTTTGAGTGCTGGTGCTGATTTGCAACAATCTTTCGGTGGTCTGGATACTATCTATGATGGTGCACAAGAATCTGCTAAGAGGTTTGCGCAAGAAGCTTACAAGGCAGGTGTTTCTGCAAATACATACGCAGAGCAAGCTGTATCCATGGGTGCGAGCTTAAAACAATCACTTGGTGGTGATTCGACCAAAGCGATTAACATGGCTAACAAAGCTATCATGGACATGACAGACAACGCTGCGAAAATGGGAACGGACATTGGCGTCATACAACAGACTTATCAAAGTCTTTCTCGCGGAAACTATGCCATGCTGGATAATCTTAAGCTCGGCTTTGGTGGTACAAAGTCAGAAATGGAACGATTATTGAAGACTGCTGAAGGTTTGCCGTCAGCGATGGGGCGTAAATTTGACATCAGCAACTATGCGGATGTTGTCGAAGCTATCCACCTTGTGCAAGAAAGCATGGGGATAGCTGGAGTTGCAGCTGCCGAAGCTCAGAATACTTATTCAGGGTCCTTAGCTGCTATGAAAGCGAGTTGGGAAAATACACTGGCAGGCTTGTCCTTGGGTGAGAATATAGCTCCACAATTACAATCCTTGGCAACGACGACTTCTAATTTCTTATTTGGAAATTTCTTTCCCATGGTTGGTAATATCTTCAAGGGCTTGCCGACAATGCTTGGGACTATTCTTGGAGATGGTTTAGGTAGAGTCTTTGGCGGAGAAGTATCTGGGAAGGTCATGGGTGAGTTAAATAAGCTAAATGAAATCATCTTGACATTTTACGATATGACTTTTGGTTCCTTGAGCGCGAAAGATAATATCGATATGCTCGAAAAGGTTGGCTTTAGCCAAGAAACAGCATCTAAGATTACTTCTTTATCTGGTCAAATAGGGTCGGTCATTACATCGTTTTATGACATGGTTTTTGGGTCGTTGAGTGCGAAAGACAATATTGATTTTATGGCTCAAATGGGGGTCGATGAAGGTACTGCAACAACGATTGTCAATTTTGCAAATACAGTTCGAACTGGCTTTGAGGGTGTTTGGTCTACTGTACAGACTTTATTTGGACAAGTTCCTGGTTTCTTTTCTTCGATAATTGGAGCGATTGGACCAATCATAACGACGATTATGGATGGGATTTCAAAACTGGACTTTTCGGGAATCCAGACTTTGATTGAATCTGTATTACCTGCAGTTCAAGCTGGTTTTCAAAATTTTATGGCTATCGTCAGTCCTGCGATTGATTCGGTTGTTCAATCTTTCGTCGCAATGTGGAATGCTGCACAGCCTTTGATTGATATTCTGAGCGGGGCTTTGATGCCTGTTTTTCAAATACTAGGGTCGTTTCTTGGCGGTGTTGTAAAAGGAGCTCTTGAAGGTGTCGGATTTGCTTTTGATGCTTTAAAAGTGGCTATCGAGTTCCTGACTCCTGTGGTCGATTTTTTAGTACAGGCTTTGAATTTCGTTCAGCCTGTGCTGAGCACAATTGCTGAATGGGTTGGCGTAGCCATTGGAATGTTTGGCAATCTGGGGACTGCTGGTCAAGGTTTGAGTGCTTTTATCAAATCAGCATGGACCAATATCCAGTCAGCTATTCAAACGGCTGGGAATATCATCGGAACAGTCATTGACTGGATTAAGTTGGCATTTTCTGGTGCTGGGAATGCTGTTGGTGTGCTAAAAAATGTCTTCTCGTTGGCTTGGATGGGGATTCAAGATGCCATTAAGGTTGCGAAGGGTATCATCGACGGAGTAATATCAGGCATCAAAGGTGCATTCAAAGGATTCCAAAGTGTCGTGTCCAGTGTTGGTAGCGCTGTTGGTGGAATCATTGGCAATATTACATCAACCATTACTGGGCTTGCAAACATCGACATTTCAGGCGCGGGTGCAGCAATAATGGACGGTTTTTTAGGCGGTTTGAAATCTGCCTGGGGAGCAGTCACGGACTTCGTAGGCGGTATCGCTGGATGGATTGCTGAAAACAAGGGTCCTATCTCATACGACCGTGTACTGTTGAAACCTGCGGGTCTTGCTATCATGGACGGCTTAAACACGAATTTGAAAGTCGGATTCAAAGATGTGATGGGAACAGTTTCTGGAATGGCTGGTGCGATTGCTAAGCCATTTGAAAATCAATCCTTGGCTTATGATATGACTTCAAGTGCATCAGTTGATGTGCGCCGAAACTTGCTGTCTTCTATTGGCGATTTGGCTGGAAGTGAAAGTGGTACGAGTTTGGTAGCGCGTCTAGCTAACATTGAGCGTTTCTTAGCTGCTTTGGTTGATAAAGAGCTGGCTGTGTATTTGGACGGCGAAAAAATGGCTCAGAATAGTTACATGCATCAAGGCGCCATTATGGCAAGGGAGGGGATTTAATGAACTATATGATTATCAATGATTTAAACACCTCGACCTTGGCAGATTGCCATGTCCTTGACTTTGGTAAGGCTCAGGCATCGATTGAGCGGTCTGAACAAGTCGAGGTCTTCGGTGCCAATGGCCAGCTACATGTCAGCGAGGGAGCGTATGATGGCTACAACAGGACATTTACCATCACACTGAGACATTTGGCAGATGCTATGCGACTGATTGAAACATTTCGACCTGATAATAACATAGTGGAATTTGGCTATCTGAGAGATAGTCTTTTCTACTGTGATTTGGTATCCAGTAGCTATGCGCCGCTTGGTCCGCATCGATGGAAAGTAGAAATCACGGTGTCCATGCATCCATTTCGTTATGACAAAAATTCTACAGATGTCATTTTGACCTCATCAGGTTCTGTGCAGAATCCAGGTACGGTTTATTCAGAACCAGTCATTATTATTGAGGGTTCTGGTCGTGTGACCTTGACTATTGGTCAGCAGGTCATGGAGCTAGAAATAGATACTCGTGCGACCATTGACTGTCGGCATAAGCGGCAAAATCTCTATGACAAGAATGGTGCTGTGAAGAATACCATTCGCAAGCGTGGTCCGTTTTTTGAAATCCCTGTCGGAAGAAGCGGTATCTCAACAAGCGGAACGGTCACGAAAATCACAATTAAGGGGAATTGGAGGTATAAGGTTTGATTTATCTAAAAGACGGGAATATCCCGCTCAATCTTGCTTACGATGATGACATCGTGCAGGAAGCCAACAGTACCTACCAACTGTCCTTTAAATTTCCATTGACTGATGGGAAGTGGAATCTGCTCAAAAGGGAAGTCTTTCTGCTGGCCGATGATCTGCACGGTGAACAGGAATTTTTCATTTTTGAAGTGAAGAAAGCCAATGGATATGTGCAGGTCTATGCTAAGCAGGTCGCAACGCTCTTGAATTACTACTCTATCAACACTATCTCGGTTGACAGGGTTCCAGGCCAGACGGTTATGACTGCATTGGCAGGTAGCGTTAAGCGACCATGCCCATTTACGTTTTTTAGTGACATTTTAGACCGTCATACGTTTAATGAGTCCAATGTTTCGGTTATGGATGCTTTGGTCAAGGACAAACACTCTATTGTTGGCCAGTGGGGTGGTGACTTGGTGCGTGACAAGTACCAAGTCAAATTGTTGAAAAACGGCGGCATAGAGAATGAGTCGCTATTTATGTACAAGAAAAATCTCAGTAGCTACGAAGAGGCTGAGAATATCAACAACTTAAAGACACGACTGCATCTCAAAAAGACAATCCAAGGACAGTCTGAGGGTGAGGCAGACCGTGTTATTGCTGTGACAGTGGACAGTCCATTGATTGGGCAATATCGTCAAATCTACGAAGCAGATATTGAGGTCAATGACCAAGATGTAACAGATGAAGCTAGCCTTTTAACTTATGGGCAGAGGTATTTTGGCTCAACTCTTTGTGATTTGGTAGAAAACTCTATCAATCTGGATGTCAAAGGCAAGTCTGATGTATCTGTTAAGATGTTCGACACGGTAAGTGTATTCCACGAGAGATTTGATGTGGACTTGCGTTTGAAAATCACAAGCTACCATTTTGCACCGATGTCCAAGCGATTGAAGTCAATCGGATTTGGTAAGGTGTCGCAGTCATTCGGCTCTACAGTGGCTAGTATGGTCGCTGGCAGTGTTGATAAAGCAACTGGAAGATTGTCAGCATACTTTGAACAGAAACTACAGAAGGAAATTGACAATGCTAACCGTCATTTTGACGCTGAATTTGAAAAGCGAGTCGAGGAAATCAATGACGGTATCGAGCAGTCAAAAGCGGAAGCAGAAGCTTATGCAGATAATATCAAGCAACAGATAGATGGACAGCTCGCTGAATCGAACCGTCAACATCAACTTGCCCAGCAAGCCCAAGACCGTCAAATTGCAGATGTATTAGCTAAGGCTACTTCGACTAAAGAAATAGCTGAACAAACTGTAACAGATTTAATGCGGGTACGAAACGCATTCAACCAATCCATTGGTCAAGCTAATACCAAAGCGCTCGAATTAGAGCGGTCTATTGGTACAATTCGGACAGATGTTATGTCTCAGGCGCAGACTATACTTGCTCAGGCGCAAACACAGACGGAATTGACCAATCGTGTGGCGACCGTTGAGACTCTGGCTGATGGTACGAGGTCAACAGTTGCAGAGCTGTCTAAAACCGTTTCTAAGGCGACTGGAGACATCGCTAGTGTATCAAGTCGGACTAAGACAGTCGAGGACAATCTGAGCCAAACGAGGACACAGTACGAGGCTCTGACGCAGGCAGTTAACGGTCATACAGGCCAGATTGATAGTATCAATCGCAAGACTGCTGACTTGCAGAGCGGTATTGACGGAGTGACGGAGCGGTTTGAGAATTTGCGTGTAGGGGGAGAAAACCTTCTTACAGGAACGACAGACTTCAGCGGGTCGTGGCTCAATAGTTATTCCTGGACCAGAGAAGCGGAAAAATACAGAGGTCTGACAGTTATGAGTAGGTCAGGTGAATGGTTAGGTATTTCTCAAGCTTATGCATCCGAAATCAACGAAACATATACGTTCAGTTGCTACATTAAAAGTAGTGTTGAAACCGACACGGTTAACTGTTACTTCACTCACCCAACCACGGGAAATCCAGCGGTAGTGTCAATCAATTCACGTTCCATCAGTGTTTCTAATGTATGGAAGCGTATCTCTGTGACATTTTCAGTTACACGAGCAGGTAATATCTTTCCCCGCATTGAGCGATTTGATAGAAATGCTCGCATCTATATTGCGGGTCTGAAACTAGAACGTGGAACAGTCGCTACAGACTGGAGTACTTCAGACGAGGACCTTCGTTCTGAAATGGCTACTTACAAGCGAACTGCAGATGAAGCAAGCGAAGAACTAAGCCGTCAAATCCAAACAGCAGATGGTAAAGCAGTAGATGCTAAGAACTATGCACAACAAACCGCTGAGGGTTTTAAAACTCGAATAGAGAGTCTAGAAACTTACAAAAATGCAGAAAGCACACGAGTTAGTCAGTACTTTACCGCTAGTCGAGACGAGACAGCGAGACAGTTGGAGGCAGAGCGAACGTCAATCTCAGCTAACTACGTGGCTAAATCGACCTACACGGAGGATGCCCGTGGCACTACTCAAAAACTTAATGAGGTTAAGACTACAGCTGACACTACCAAGCAAAATCTAGCGACCTATCAAAATACAGTTGATGGGAAGTTGGAAGAATTGATTTCGATTGCACAGACGATTGATGGAAAAATCAACACTGCAAGTGCCAAAATCACTCAAAATGCGACCGAGATTAGCAAGCGATTGACTAGTACACAGGTAAATCAAGCTATACTTGCTGATAAACAAATTAAAGATACTCGTAACGACAACCAAAACCCACAATGGTACTGGTCGAACTATCCAAAACAAACAGTCGAGGAATTTAAAGCATCAGCAGTAATTGGATTAACCGGCGAAAGTACGTATGCAATTCTGACAACAAACGTTCAATGGTATAATTCAACAGGCGGAAAAGTCAAGCAGACCGCTAAAACTGACCGCGCTACATTTGAGCGCTATGGTGCTGGTACTACGTGGGGAGCTTGGACGAAAATTGCGAATGCTGGTGATTTAGCAAACTATACAACGAAGACAGAATTCCAAACAGTCAAAGAAACAACAAGTCTTTATGAGCGAATCATTGGCTCAACGGAAACTGGTATCAAGGATAAAGTAGCTCGCATGGTTATGACTGATAGCCTGTTCCTAACCGAGGTAAAGGATAAGATTAGCGGTACAGCTACACAGGTTAGTCAACTTGCTAGTTCCTGGGCAGTGAAAAACTTGACCAACACAGGCAATGTACTTAACCAGCTTAATCTAAACAAAGACGGCTCTGTTAAGATTGATGGTAAGCTAGTGCAGATTACTGGCACGACTTACATACAGGACGGTGTCATATCATCCGCCAAAATCGGTAGCTTAGATGCTGGCAAGATCACAACCGGTACACTTGATGCTGCACGAATTAAAGCGAATAGTATCGATGGGTCAAAAATTGCATTCGATGAAGCTTTCTTCAGCGGGTTAACCGCAAACCAAGCCAACTTGAAGAAATTGTTTGCTAAAGACGCCTTCGTCACAAGTGTGCAAGCAGTGGCTGTGTCAGCCAAGCAGATTGCTGGCGGTATTGCTAAAGCACTCAACGGTGGTATGGATGTCAATTTCGACGAAAGCAAAATTAACTTTTACACAAACGTAGCTGCAATAAGACGTATCTATACTGGACACCCTACTCAATTTATAAAATTTGAAACCGAAGGGAATTACTCGCGAACAATCATCGGGAGCAATCGGAACGGAGGAGAAGTTTTTAATTCAGCAACATTTGCAGGGATTGTTGTAGAAAACACAAACAACATAAACACGGAAGACAATGTGCGGATTTATGGAGATAACACGCTATTAAGACATGCACAAGGCGATGTCGGTTGGAATATCAATTCCGTCACTCAACGTATAGTCCCTGCCAACATCAACGCAGAGTCCGAAATTTGGTCCAAGCACTTTGTGGCTCCAGATAAAAATTCGAAGCCTGTCCGATTAGATACAGCGGTGGCAGCGTTATGGGACATATGGAATCACATTATTTACAACAACTTTGAGTTTAACGAAGCACTTCGTACACACATAAAAGCTAGACGGGACAACTGGAAATTTGAATTAAATTTATAGGAGAAATTATGAACCAAGACCAAATCACACAAGCTTTACGCTTGACTAATAACGACCTCGTGGCAAAATTGTCAGAGGAGATGACAACCAAGAATCTGTTAGCTGTACAGCTGACAGAAGCACAGCAGATTATCACGCAACTGCAAGCAGAGATTGCAGATTTGACTCAGCAACTGGACGAAGCTACTAAACCAGCGAAAATTATTGAAGGAGAATAATCATGACTCAAACTACAGACAACACATTGCTTAATTTGGAAGGAACTACTCAACCATTTGACCTTGCGACTGCGCTTCACTACATGAAAGAGAATGGTGAATTTATCCGATGCAAATCAGCAAATCAAGACTTTTATATGTATCGCGACGTGCAGAAACGTCCTGCAATCGTAAACGGTCGTCGCAAATTTGTCGACGTGGAAACTATCTGGGCTTTTAACCAATGGGGCGGTACCGCTGCGACAATTAATATTGCTGACATGCTCAACGAAGAGTACTGGATCATGAAATTTGATGAAAACGGAAATCCAGACTGGACAGACCCGACAGCAGGAGCGGAGGTATAATACATGGTTATGATGTTATCTAAAATGCCACCGCATCCTGCAGGGATGTTTGATTTCCTACGCGAACTTATTGCAACGGAGGACGGTCTTGTCCTCTTTTTGCTTAGTTTAATCGTAGTCATGGAAATCGTTGATTTTCTGTCGGGTACCTTTGCTGCTATGATTAATCCTGACATTGAGTACAAGTCAAAAATTGGCATCAACGGTCTTATTCGCAAGATGATGGGGATTATCTTGCTAACAGTCTTAATCCCAATGTCAGTGCTGTTGCCAGAACAGACGGGTGTAGCTTTCTTGTACACAATCTACGTTGGCTATCTCATCTTGACCTTTAAGAGCTTGGTTGAGAATTACGGCAAAGCTAAAGGCGATACAAGTATATTTGCTAATGTGATTTTAGCGCTTGAAAAATTAGTTAGAAGCGAACCTAAAACCCTTGATACCAGCAAAATTTCTACTGGGACTATCCAGTCTGATAAAATGAAATTAGATTTGGGCGAGGGGAATATTGCATTTAATTTTGAAAAGGAGGACTAATCATGCAATTTGACGAAGTAATCGAGTTCAACGACGAACTCTATCAAAAAAATATCGCTGACCACGAATTTCCGGAAACAGATGATTTAGATGGTAAAGGAGGAGAATATGAGTAATCTAGGTCTTAAAATGATTCAAATGCTTGTGCCTGCTGCTAAGTATGGTATTAAGTGTCCAAACGCTATGGTCCCTCAATGGTTGACCATCCACAATACCGCAAACAATGCGTCTGCTTTAGCGGAAATCAGTTACATGAATGGCAACTGGAACGAAGTATCTTATCATTGGGCGGTGGATGATGAGCAGGCCATCCAAGCCATTCCGCACAATCGTAATGCCTGGCATTGTGGAGACGGCACAAATGGCACAGGCAATCGTAAATCAATCGGCATTGAGATTTGTTATAGTCTGACTCCTGGACATCCCAAATATGCGAAAGCTGAGGATAACGGAGCTAAATTAGCAGCGATTATCCTGCATCAGTTGGGTTGGGGCGTTGACCGCATCCGCAAGCATCAAGATTGGTCTGGCAAGTATTGCCCACACCGCATCTTGGATAATGGCAACTGGGACGGTTTTAAAGGTAAAGTACAGGCTTATCTATTGCAATTGCAAGGCAAAGCAGTAGTAGCACCACAGCCAGCGCCTAAAGTAGTGACTGCCCAACCTAGAACGGCTAGTGTTAATGCTAGTGCTCGTGAATATGCGGAAACGGGTGTGTTTACTGCTACAGAAGACATCTATTTCCGCAATGAGCCGAACTTAAACGGTCGTACACAAGGCATGTACTACAAAGGAGAGTCAGTGACGTATGACCGTGTCCGTGTTGATTATAACGGCTTCGTATGGATTAGTTGGATTTCAGCTAGCACAGGTATTCGTCGTTGGATGCCGATTAAGGTTCGTAAAAATGGCCAGACCACAGAAGTGTGGGGCAATGTAAAATAGTATTTTCAGCCCAGCGTTTGCTGGGCTTTTTTGTTTGCTCGAGATAACCTCAAGATAATCTCAAGATAATCTCAAATTAGCTCAAAATACAGTAGAATACAGTAAAAATACAGATTTTTAGATATTATTTTCAATTTTCATTCAAAAAAACAGACTTTTTGCGAATAAATAAGTAGGAGGAAAAAACATGTTAGAATTTAGCGAATTAAAGCAAGCAGTAGATGACGGATATATCAAAGGCGACACGGTCATGATTGTTCGCAGGGACGGCAAGATATTTGATTATATTTTGCCAGGCGAGCCAGTTAGACCATGGGAAGTAGTGAGAGAAGAGAGAGTAGTGGATGTGATAAGGGAATTAAAGTCGTCGCCCCAAATTCGCCCCAAATTATTTCTAAAGTTTGCCGAATTTAACCTGATGAAAAAACAAAAAAGTCCGATTTTACGGGCTTTGCGTCCGGTTAATCCATGCTAATTCAGGTGCTAAAAGGTGGCAACTAGCATCGAATACTATCGAAAGGCCTTGTTTGACAAGGTTTTTTCTTATTTTTGTCCTAAATTCGCCCTTATTGTCAAAAAATCCCTTGACATGAATGTTTATTATGGTAGAATAGGGCTTAGAAATATGAAAGGAGTAAAACAAATGAACAAGCAACTTGTCATTCAGCAAGCTATTTTTTATCATACACTCCTTTCTAAGCAGGAAAACAAAGCTCATTGATGAACTTTTGTCGTTTTTCGTGGGCTATATTTTGAAACATTGAGACAATCAAGCACTGTGGGTATGGTGTGATAAAAATTGTCGACTATGTTCAAGAGCTGGTCTATTTTTGTGGACTTACGCAAGCCTAGGTGGAGTGAGATGCTTCCCTGGGCTTTTTTGTGCGCTTAGCTTAGAAAAGTAAGGTCTATCAATTGTAGCTTATTGAATAAAGTGGCAAATGATAGGTTATGGATTTGTAAAGGAGATATATGTTTCGATTAATTTTTGACTATATCAAGCGTCATAAGTGGCTCTATCTATTGGTTGCTGTGACCTTGATTATTTATGACGCCACACTTTTGCTACCAACGCAAATCATTCAGCGGATGGTCGATATACTAACCAAGAATGAATTAACACAGGCCATATTGGTTCAGGAGATGACCTTATTGTTATTGGTAACAGTGCTGAACTATGCAACAGCCTTCATTTGGCATCTGAAATTATTTCAGGCCTCTGTCAATTTCAAGTTTGATATGCAGCAACGTGCCTTTAAAAAATTAGTGACCATGCGGACTCCATTTTATGAAAAATTCCGCTCAGGAGATGTCATGACTCGTTTTTCAACGGATGTGGATGGCCTGATGGAGATGGTGGGTTACGGTCTTATGATTGTCGTCTATGCAGGCGGTATGTTGGCTTTTATCATTCCCACGATGTTCTTTATTGATTGGAAAATTTCGCTAGTAGCTTTACTACCGATGCTGTTCATGACACTATGTATATTTTTTATCGGGAGAAAACAAGATAAGGCGATTGATGCCAATAGAGAAGCTGTAGCCCAGCTCAATAATGAAGTTTTGGAGGTCATCGAAGGCATTCGAGTGACTCGGGCTTATAGTAAAAAAGCAAATCAAAAGGCTCAATTTCAAGCTCGTACCAAGCAATTGGCTCAAGGTGGGGATCGCATCACTTCCTTGCAATCATTGTATAATCCATTAGCCACAGTCTGTTTGGGATTGTCTACTATTTTCGTACTTCTCATGGGGGCACAAGCCGTGAAAGCAGGGCAACTGACCTTGGGACAAGTAATTGCCCTTCAATTGTATGTCGGTTCGCTTTTAGAGCCGTTTTGGACACTAGCAGATTTCATCCTTGTTTATCAGACTGGTAAGACATCTTTCGAAAAACTGCAAGAGCTGATTGAGACGGGTGATGATTTGGAGGCTGATGGTTCTAAGGAAATTGCAGAGCTGTCTAGTATTTCCTTCAAAAATTATAGCTTTAGTTATCCACAGGCGGAAAGAGCCAGCCTACAGGACATCAATTGGACACTGAAAGCAGGGCAAACTGTAGGTATCGTTGGGAAAACTGGTTCGGGAAAAACGACCTTGGTTCGCCAATTCTTACGCCAGTATCCGATTGGTCAGGGAAATTTTTTCATCAATCATCAATCTATTTTAGACTTTAAACGTTCTAGTATAGAGGAAAAAATTGGCTATGTTCCACAAGAACACATTTTGTTTTCAAGGTCTGTTGGAGAAAATATTGCCCTAGGGAAAGTAGCTAGTAGCTCTGAGGAGATTGAACAAGCCATTGCCACAGCAGCTTTTAGTCAAGATTTAAAACGGATGAGTGATGGTCTTGATACCATGATTGGTGAGCGTGGTGTGTCTATTTCTGGTGGTCAGAAACAACGGATTTCCATTGCCCGTGCTTTCCTGCGAGAGCCAGATTTGCTAATTCTAGATGATTCTTTGTCGGCAGTGGATGCTAGGACAGAACGCCAGATTATCCAAAATATTCAAAAAGAACGTGCAGGCAAAACCAATGTCATCGTGACCCATCGTCTATCTGCTGTCAACCATGCAGACTGGGTACTAGTCTTGGATGAGGGGCGTATCGTTGAGGAAGGGCGTCCAGCTGATTTGCTTGCCCAAAGAGGTTGGTACTATGAACAATACCAACGACAACAAAGCCAGGAAGGAGGAGAGTAA